CATGCGGCGCGTGTGGTCATTGTCACAGAAATACTTGGGGAAGATCGTGTCATATCCGCCAACGTCTGCAATCATGTCGAGATTGAGAGCGCAGAGGCTATCGTAGTTAGTCCAGATCAGCCCCCACTTGCGCCCCTCTTCCGTATACTGACGCGCCAATTCAAGCAAGCGCAGATGACCGCCGTCTAGCGCCTCCGCGTCTGTGTGCATCCATAGGATGAACTTAGCGCCGCGCTGCTTTGCGTCTTGATAGAACCAGTTATGCGACTGCGTAAAGGTGAGCGGCACTGGCGGGCGCATGACAGTAACACCCTCTGGCAACCTATTGCACATTCCATTCAGCGAGTTATCTACCACGGTCAACAGCGGCCAAAATTCAGGGATGCTGGCGATTGCATTGTCGAGCAAGTCGCGCCGATTTTCCACGCGCATATAGACATAGAAGTCACTATCCATCGATTCCCTTCCGCAGCCACTCTTCCCATCGCGGCCAGTTATTCGTCCAATCCAATTTGGCGGGCAATGATGCATCCGCGCCGCTGTTGCGCAGCGTAGCTTCAACCCATTCATCAGCGCGAAATACTGGCCTCATGCTTGCAAAGGTTCCCTCTGCTCGAAAGGCAACCGGCGCAATCTTGAAGGCGTCCGGCAACCATTCAGCGCCGCCTGCGTAGCTCCCGTGGATGCAAGGAGTACCGCACGCAAGAGATTCATATATCGGGAATCCAAAACCCTCGCCTAGTCCAATTCCCCATGTCACATCGCACGCGCTATAGGCCCATGTCATCTGCTCATCTGTCATTGGGCCGGTTTGGATGATTGCGCGATTGCTCAGCCCGTAATCGTAGAGCAGGGCAGAGATAGACCAGAACCGTTCCATCGTGTCAACGCGAATCCAGAGCAGCACATCTTTGACTTGTGCCAATTGCGCCGCCGCCCTGATTGCTGTGCCATAGTCTTTCCGCGCCTGGTTCGTCGCCACAATTCCGACTAGGAACTTGCCGTCTTCGATCTTGAGGTCAGGCGCTTCACCGCCGCAGCAAAGCTCGCCGAACTTACGCCGCGCCTTCTCGTGGCCGCGCCGCCGAAAGATAGCCGTGTCGATACCGTGCGGCAGAGCTTCGATTGTCTTGCCGTCGCCTAGCGTGCGTTCGATGATTCGCGCAGACCACTCGCTATAGGCAAGTACGCGGTCAAAGCCTTTGAGAACGAATCCCAGCAATGCCGACAGCTTGCCGTTTGGCCCTTCCGCATCTATCGCGGTGTATGTCCAGAGATCGAACGATTTGGTCAGCAGGAACTTCTTCAACTCCTCATCCCGGCAGTATTGCTCAGGATGTGTGAGCCAAAGCAGGCGGGAAGCGTCCCAGATGACAAGCAAAATGCCGCGCTGATTACCGGCGAACGCTTTCCAGATGAGCGGCAGATTCGGCACGGTCCAATCTGGCGTCTGGTCAACGCGATGGTGGAAGAATGGCGGATCGAACTCGCCGCCCACGCCGGGTCCAATGCAGCCCACGGTGAACACATCGCTCATGTTGGCATGGATGCGCACGGCCAGATCGCGGGTGATGCGTCCCAGGCCGGATGTGGAGCAGGGAGAGTCGCTGAGGATTAGGAGCGGGATGGGCATTATTATTCTTTCTCCAGAATTGGGCAACCGTTGGAGTAGGTGAACACAGGTATTTTGATAAATTGTGAGGGCGGCGGAGGAATCTTTACAGGCGGTGGTAATGGGGGAAGTTCTCGATACCCTGCATCCCCAGGCCGGAGTTTTGAGCTACCACGTGGAAGAACGTATCCCATTATTTGCCCGCCTCCTTCAGCACATCCTCGACAATCTCCCGTAGGAGTGTGCGCAACGGTTTCTTTGCAGCCGCCGCCAGCTTGCGGGCGGTAACCATGCAATCGTCATTCACGCGGATAACTACGACTTCGCCGACTCGTCTCATGCGCTTATCGTATCACTAAACGTATGCCGATTGTCAATGGTAGAGTTTCGAGAACCTTGCGCGGCTCATACGCTCTATGCGGCCATCGTGGTACACCTTCGCCGGGAAACTGATCTGGTCCAAGTCCACAATCACGTTAGCGTCACAGCGACATGAGGGACACCGGCCAACTTGGTAATGGCCCAGGCGTGACTTGATTCCAGCCAATGCCTCCGGCGCGGGCGGATCGCGCCAGAATACAATCACGTGATCCATGAGCCGATGTGACGGTCTCACCCGCACATCCTCACTCGACAGCCATTCGTAGCAGGGTAGACTCAGATGCGCCGCCCGCGCCTCACTGATGCTGGTGGCGGCGCTACTGACCTCCGTCCGAGCGAGCATGGCGGTGTGAGCGCGGGTGATGTGTGGAAAACGCTTGGCAATATCGGCCGCGATGGTCTCTGCCCGCTCGCCGCGCATCTGCCGGGTTGCAATCTGCGAAGCCAAGTCTTGCGCCATGCGTTCAGGCATGGACCGAATCAGCGCCGCATGACTGGCAATCATCTGGCGCATGGACGCGCCCACGCTGCCCGCCATTTCATTTCTGAGCAGATCGTAGATGCGCCGCCCCTGAGTAGACTTCGCAGCCGCCTCGCGCCAGCTTCGCTCATTCTGGACAGCGACGGCTGTCACCATGCGCCGCGCCAGGGAGTCGGACGCCTTCATGACGCGCTCACCGCCGCCGTTGCCGAGAAACGAAGATATCTCCTCAAGCCTTGGATTGTGCGGGAACACGCGCAGCCATGATTCCATGAGCGCGTTTAGTGCACGGCGGTATTCCTCTTCGATGCGGCGCGGGCGGTGGAAGTTGGGCATATCAGCCTTTCAGGCGCTTCCACCATGAGTCCTTTGCGCCTTCTGCTTTCTCCGCCTTCGTTCCCCCGGCCGGATTCTCTTCAAACGTCTCTGTGCCTGCTTTAGCCTCGGCCTGCTCAATCATCAGCGGAGTCTGCACATCGTCATCCGCAGCTTCGATCATTTCATCGGTCACATTCGAGCCGATGCCTGTCTCTGCCGAGAGCGTCTTGATTTCGCGCAATATCGTCTGCCGTCCGAGAATTCCCGAATCGAAATACCCTTTGATCGTGTCACCCTGGCTCTTCGCAAGTTCCGCCTTTTCCTTGCTGTTCATCGTGCGCATGGGCGGGAACGAGTAGTCAAGATCGTCCGGAACTTCGCCCCACGTGGACATTGCAATGATCGGAATGAGCTTGTCAAACAGCGGGCGGTCCTTTTGGCGGCGCTCCTGGTCTGCGCTGTCGTAGTAGTTTTGCAGATCGCCCTCGTTGGACTGGCCCAGCCCGGTTTGCGTGTCGCCAAACAGCCGAGAGAACGGATACCCCGCTGCGCCGCATAGCGCGGTCATTTGCATCTTCATAACTTCGGACAGGCCGCTGAAGCTATACGAGTTGGAGAACAGTTCGCCCTCTTCGCCTAGCGCCAGAATGCCATTGGTGGAGATCGCCTCTGATACCGCTGTCATGCGGGCTGCGTAATCAACAAGCTGCTGCTGGGTCAGATTCAGGCCGGAAAGCATCTGTGCAAGCATCGGCTCTTTCATGGCCAGCACGTTCGCGCGGGAGATGAGGTCAGATACAGCGGCCATGCCGAAGTCGTAGCGCTGCAACTCGTCAAGGATCGATTCGACTTCGCTCATTCCCCAGTACGTTTCGATCTGCTTTTCAAACAGAGGCAAGTCGCGCCCTACGAATCGTAAGCAGCGGGAATGGTGGACTTTAAGGCTCTGACCCGCCTCTGTGTAAACATCGTAGTACACAGGTAGACCGTATTCGCTTGGGTTGTTGAGATCGGTAATCAGTTGGCTGCTCGGACTCATTCCGCTCCAGCGGTCAACCACGATCAGGCCGCGATATGTGTCCGGCTCCACATCTTCCACGCGCAGCGGCTTTGTGAGATCGTTGTCGCCTTTGATGATGATGATTCCCAGCGCCCCTCCGAATAGCCTCCCCCACTTGCGCCCTTCTATGTATTTCTGCAAAGTAGCCGTGCTTGCTACCACTTTTTCAAAGTCTGAAATGTCTTCTGGCGTCACATCGCAGAGCAGGGTAGGGAACTGCTTTAGCTGATCTTGCGGTTTGGTATCAATCACTTGCCTGATTACCCACGAGCCGCGATACATGAACACGAGCTTCTGATAATCCAAAGATATGCGAAATGGAATATGCCGCCCCGCATTGACCGCGCTAGTCGTTGCCCAGCCGATATTCGCGGCCTGATTGCTATACATATCACCCATAGCGGCAGCTTGATTCGGGGCTGGTAGCCGGAGTTTAGCAGCGGCGCGGGATTTAGCGGCGGTAAGGCTTCGATTGGCCATGAAAATAGTTTACATTACCGCTTGCATCGTGCTACAGATGCGAATACATACATCACCCCAGCCGCCACTTCGGAATAGCCTTGCAAATGCCAACGCGGGCAGCGTCACAAGTGTGATCCCGCTCTTTGATTGGCTCCTCTTCGCCCCGCTTAGCCGCCTTTTCGTTCCAAGCATAGCCCTCATGCTCTTTCAGGGTCTCGGTGCAGCGCGTGTGGATTCTGTAGATGCCCTGCTTGAGAGCAGAGGACACGCGCCGGATTCCCTCAAGCACCTCATTCTCGCCATTTTTGACCTGGTAGCCGCGCCGGACCAACTCCAGCTTGAAGCTGGCGGCGCTGGGGTCAACAATCACCACTAGCCCGCGCTTCTCATTCCCAACGAACGCATCGAAGTCGTCCCCATATTCAGCGTCCGTCTTCTGCTGCCGCTTCTTGACGCTATCCCAGTAGTATTCGCGCTCCTGATAGAGCGTCTTGCCGTCGCCATACACATCCAAGAATACACACGGGTTGACCGTTCCGTAGTCTACGAATACGTACCGCTCGGCAGGACTGGTCAGTAGCGCAATCGGGCGGCTTGCATCGTCATATTTGCATTGCGGCCCCAGTACATCTCGATAGATTGAAGACTCCGCCGTGACCCAGCGCCCAAGTATGTACCGCTCATAAAAGACTCCGGTGTACATATTTTTTTGCGCTTCGATGAACTCCCGGCTCAGATTCGGGTTATCGTCCATCGTGTAATGGTTGGACCAAAGCAGGCGAGATGTGCGCAGCGTTGGGTTATCAAGGAAGTCAGTTTTGAGCCAATGCAGCGGCGTGCCTGGATTCGTGGTGCCGTATAGCCGCGCCCCATCAGGCGACATACGGGTAAGCAACATCTGAAAGAACTCTTGCGGCATGAGCGTGATTTCATCGCCGACGGCCACGCCCACGGTCAGCCCGCGCACATATTTCTCGCTGCCCTCATCCTTTGCGCCCATAACAAGCCACGAGGTGCCGCACAGCTTGAGAAGACCGCTTTGATGGTTGTATGTGTAATTGGATGGGCCAACAAGGTTAAAGAGATCATTCAGCACATTGTTGAAGATTGTCTGCTTTGAGACGCCCGTGAGCACTTTCCAGCCGTTCACTGGATACCGGCAAGCCTGAAGTATCTTGGGATGCAGCGCCCATGTCTTTCCGCTACGAACGCTGCCTTCGAGGATGTTGATGCGCCGGTCAAGCTCAAGCGGGCGATACGCGAATTCTTTCAGGCGCTGGCCAAAATTAAGTATCGCCATCGGGCGCTTCCGTTTTCGGCATGGCCTGATATTGAGAGCGGAATTCGGAGAGCAACTCTGCGAGCGGATCGCCCTTAACCTCCAACTCCTGCTTATTCCCGTATCCCTCTTTGCTCAGCAACCGCTCAGCAAGCCACGTGGCATAACCAATTTTAACTTTAGCTGATTGGGCATTTTCTTCCGTGCAATCGTCGGCGGTATCACCCGCATCCTCAATCCTTTGAATTGCATGAGCCTTTCGCGCGCGCGCACATTTGGCCCAAAACACATCGGACTCTACTTGATGTAATCGTATCGCCTCACGAGATGGAACGTCAGAATCTTGCGTGCAAATTGTTCGCAATGAACGAG